TGGCGAAGGGCGAGAGCTACAGGTACTTCTACTATTGGAACGTGTCATTCCGGAAGGATAGGGCGTCAGTCACGCTCACCTTCTCACGATCCGAAGGATCGGACGCCGCCACGATTGCGAAAGTCAACTGGTCTGCATTGGGTGCCGTGCAATCCGAAGAGGCTGCAGCACACCTCGAATTCATGGGCCACGTGGCAAAACTGGGCAACCGGATCGTGGCGGCCCTCGAGCGCAAGCGGGTAAAGTGCAATTAGGGTCGCTGGCCTAGTGTAAGTCGCACACAATATGAATATAATATATTCACCTACTGCGGAGGCCAACCCATGAACAAAACCATCATGAATCATTTTAGATCTCTTAAACCTGTCACCTTCGAAGAGTTCCAGGTCAAATACAACGATGCTTACGAAAACCTCCACTACCCAGGCATTCGTTTCGCCGACAAGGTGATTGGCATTGGTCCCACACCACAAGGCGCCTATTGGCGTATCGATGATGAAACCGGCGATGACGTCGAAGCCCTTCCACCCCTATCTGGTCTCCAATATTGGGACGATGATGCCGGCGAGGAAGAACCCCGGGTTTCCGTTTGGGATCCTAACTTAAAAACGTGGCTATACGTTTACCTTGTGAACTAAAGTCAAGGTGACTTTCTCACGCCCTCTATCAGGGGCGTGAGACGTTTAACCACCTTCACTGAAATCAGTGAAGGTCTCACGCAATCGTGGTAGAATATATTCATCTACTGAGGAGGTTGGCATGAAAGAAAAGTTCATCATTGTCGTGGTTGAGGATGATGGCACTGTCACTCACCGAGACGACCAGGTCTTTGAATCGGTTGGCGACGCGTTGACTCACGGCGCAGAACTGGGACTGCGTGAACCCGGGGTTGATTGGGAAGTCACTTCGATGTGGACAAGCGAGTGAAAGCCTAATGTCATCTTGGTTCCATGGAATTCCATGGAACCATCAACCTCGGAGAGCATACTCAAGATGGGTGCAACGACGTTCATGACGCGATCAGTAGGGTCCTCTGCAAAAGAGGCTTTCAAAAAAGCCGTCACAGCAGCTCGGGAAGACCACGGTGATGATGGCTACACAGGTACCATCGCCGAAAAAGAGAGCTTCGTGATGATCGACGTACCCTCGGATGTTGAACCTCATGCTTACGCGGAGGAACTCCTAGACGAGTTCGACGCACGGGTGTATGAAAAGTGGGGCCCCGCAGGATGCATCAGGCTCTCGCAGGACCAGTTCTTGTTCTTCGGTTGGGCGTCCAGCTAGGCGCGGTTCGATCTAAAAGATCACCACAGAATTGTCACAAAAAGTGTAAGCGTGACGCAATCGTGGTAGAATATATCCATACAACGGAGGAAGGCACCATGGCTCACACCGACACCATCATCGCTCGTAAGATTCTCAGCTCTGATCTCGCCTCCAACATCGTCTACCCTCCGGTCCGTAAATTGAAGGAAGCTGCGGAAGAGTACGAGTTGCGGGATAAGGATGATTGGAAGTGGTGGCACATTGACTTTCGCGATGAAGGTGTATCTTGTACCATGATCATTTCGAACCACTACATCACCGGTCTCCAAGTGAAAGTCGACTGGCCTGCTTTAGGACAGGTCGACGCCCCCGCCGCGGCACGTAAACTAAAGTTCATGAGCCGTGTCGCCGCCCTTGGCGAAGAGATCATCAAGGGGTCTGCGTGAAAGTGAAAGCTTGACGCAATCGTGGTAGAATAGATCTACAAGTTGGCGCTGGGACCTAGGAGATCATCATGGCAAAAGTTGCTAGGTACTATACGAATAAGCTCATCAACGACATGGAACAAGACATCCTCGACGCGGAGGCTGTCGTGATGATGTGTCTCAACTACATGTCTGAACACGAAGTAGAGGACATGCTTCGGGTCAATGACTGTCTGGGGGATGAAGACGAGGAAGACGAAGAGCTAGAAGAAGAATCTGATGAAGAAACCGGGTGAAAGCCTGATCATTTTCGTGGTAGAATATCAGACAAGCGATGGAGGACACGATGCAAAATCACATCGAAGAGATCAGGAAGATTGACTCATACTCCGCACCTTTCAGGATCCTTCTCGCGCAGTCTTACTGCGATTCCATAAGAAAGAACAACGTCTCACTCCTACCTCGAGAGCGAGCTGCGTATACCAACGTGGTGGGTCGTAACGGCTTCACTTCAGCTGAAGTGTATCTCTTGAAGCTTGCCTCAGAGAGAAAGTGAAAGTTGTGCTGCGATCCTGGTACTATTAATCTAATTCAGGAGGCTAGTTATGAAACTGAACGTAGGCATCAAGGGGCTCAAGACGGGCACCAACATCCTGGATCTCAAGGTTCCCGACGCGCTTCGTCATAGGAAGAAGACGAACATCGATTGGTTCGACGACTCCCTTGGCAGCGAGGGCTTCGCTCCCTCCACTAGCATGATGCTCACCGGTGGACCGGGATGTGGTAAGACCACGATGCTGCTGCAACTCGCAGACGCCCTCACCGGCGCGGGGCACATTGCCCTCCTAAACACAGGCGAAGAGAGTCTGTACCAGGTACGCCTCGTTGCCGAACGCCTTAAGTTGCGCAATGGCTTCATCGTGGGCCAAGACACCTTGGCGAAAGACTTGCTCAGCCATGCAGACAACCTCCAAAAGGCCAATCCTAACAAACAACTCTTCCTCTTACAAGACTCACTCCAGACGCTTGATGATGGCTTCTACAAGAACGGTGTGACGAACAGCGCGACTCCTTTGCGTTGCTGTGAACTCTTGACTTCCTGGGCAAAGGAGAGTTACGGCATCGTCATCTTCATCGGCCAAGTGACGAAGCACGGTGACTTTGCGGGTAAGAACCAGATAAAGCACGCAATCGACGTGCACGGTCACCTTTTCTTTGACGATGATAAGCGGTCAGAGACTCACGGTGAGCGCCTCTTTGAGGTTCAAAAGAATCGCTTTGGTTGCTCTGGTAAGACTTACATCCTCGGTCTCGAGCGTGATGGGCTCTACGAGAAGGGCTCCTACAAGAAGGCTGGGTGATGCTGCCAAAGAAAGACATCTTTCCAAAGACGTGTGGGTGCTGCGGCGAGTCTTATTCTGAGGAAGCTTGGGAGGAGCTCAAGTACCGCGGCATCCAGGAGGGGAGCTACAACACCTCGGATCTCGAGCTTCGCAATTGTTCTAAGTGCTCATCCACGATGGCTGTGCCAGTCGTCGACGACATCATCAGGCACGAGCCTCCGACGCCCAGGATGACTCCCTTCGTGCCGGTGAATAAAGACTCTGAAGTGTGGTAGGATTAATCCATGGACAAATCCGTGATAGACGTTCTAGAAGAATTGGAATGCACTAGCGGTACGAACGCCAAGCGCGACATCCTCTTGAGGAACGCAAAGAATAACCTCCTCAAGGAAGCCTTCGTCGCAGCGCAGGACCCTTACACGGTCTACTACGTCAGCAAGCTTAAACTGCCCCCGTCTGTCAAAGACATCGGTTTACAGGACGATGAGGCGATGGCATCGTTCCTCGATGAGGTGCTACCGACATTGTCGTCCAGGAAAGTGACTGGAAACGCTGCGAAAGACTATGTCACGAAAGCGCTGTCCGCTTATGACTCTCGCCAGCAGAAGTGGGCGATGAGGATCCTGTTGAGGAACCTAAGAATAGGTGTCCAAGAGACGACCGTAAACAAAGTCTGGCCTGGTGCGGTGAAGAGTTTCTGCGTCTCCCTTGCTGAGACGTTGCGTACCGGTCACAAAGGCGGAATAAAGATACTGGATCCCGTGTCGTGGCCAAAGCACGTGGAACCTAAGCTAGATGGGTTGCGGTGCGTTGCGATAAAGCAGGCGGGCTCTGTTCGCTTCTACACACGGAATGGCACTCTCCTGGAGACTTTGCCGACGATAGCTAAGGCCATAGAAGAATCGCCTGTGGACAACTTCGTCCTAGACGGCGAGGCCCTTGGTGAAGATTGGAATGAATCAGCATCTATCCTCATGTCGAAAAAGCACAAGAAAGATGACTCGAACATCATGTTCCACGTCTTTGACGCTATGCCACTAGACAGTTGGGTCTCCCAACTGTGCACCAATACGTTGTTGGAGAGGCTCCAGTACGTAGCAACTGTGTTGGGCACGTTACCACCGGGTTCCCCC